AAATTAACAGGATTTGAGTCTAATAAAATTAATTCCGATAAGGTAAATCACCCTAGCCACTACAATCTGCCTGACCGTAAAGAGTGCATTGATGAAATGATTGACATTTACGGACTTAAGGATGTGGCTAAATGGTGTGAGATTACTGCATACAAGTACAAATATCGTGCCGGTCATAAAGGTTCTGTGGGTGAGGATATGAACAAGGCAGAGTGGTACATTGATAAGGCTCACGAGCTTAAGTCTAAGCGCAGGTGGAAGATTTTCGACAAGATTGTTTATAAATTCATGCCAATGTTTCTTAAGGGCCTGTATACATGGATAATTTTATTTTGTATGTTTTACGGAATACTCTTTTCTGACCGATGCTCAATGGTAGTCTCAATAGTGTTTTTAGTTCTTGCGTGCATAGCTGAGTCAGTATTGAAAGAAAATGAAGATAATTAGATTTTGAGGTGTAAATCATGTTTGTACTAAAAATTGTAACAACAGTATGGCTGGCATTAACCGCATTTGGAACGTCAAGTACCATGTTAGACGAAAAAGAGACAGTTAGCTCGAGACTTCTCGGTGCTGCGGTAATGCTTGGTCAGATATTTGCCATAGCTTTTATGTGGCAATAAATAGGGCATTCGCCAAGCGGTAAGGCACGGGATTTTGATTCCCGCATACGTTGGTTCAAATCCAACATGCCCTGTTCGGGGTTTACTTGGTTCCCCGACATTGGACTTAGTAGTTCCTTTCGTCCTCATAGCGGAAAGCTGTTAAGAGCCGTCACAAGGCTCGTGAGGGTTTAATCGTGTATAATCCCACAATGCACGAGCGTGAAAACCAACCTGTCGTAAAGACATCTGTAATAGGCAGAGTAGACATATATACCCCCTTTAATT